TTAGCGCATGACTATGTTGTGCAGAATGGGCATAGACCTCAGATTATGGAAGCATTAGTTGCAATAAGTCAGTTAGAAGACTACTTCGCTACGATTGACAGTATGGGTACACAGACTCCTGATGAAGAGTTAGATGATAATGAAGCATCTGAGGAGTAACAGATGAGTGCACTTACTGAAGATGATCTTTATGATATGGATGACGATGCCTTAGAAGAGGTATATAAGGAAGCAATGAACTCTGCTGAAGAAGTAGAGTTAGATACGGTAGAGCCTGAAGAAGCTCCTGCTGTAGATGATGAAATTGTAGACCTAGAAGAGGAACCACAAGATGAACTGGAACAACCGACTGAAGAGACGGACTCCGATGATAATGTGGATGGAGAAGATGATGTAGAGGAAGAATCAGAAGATGAGCCGGATGCAGAAGAAGGTGAGCTCGACGGAGAGCCTGAAGCTGAAGATGATAACTCTGAAGATGATAAAGAACCTACTGAAGACGAACCACAACCAGTACGGAAACTGAAGTTCAAAGCTAATGGGCTAGAGTATGAGTTTGACGAAAAAGAGATGATGGAGCAATTTCCTAAAGTGTTTGGCCAGGCGATGGATTACACTAAGAAGATGCAGACTATTAAACCTTGGCGTAAAACTATAGATGCTATAGAACAAGCAGGACTTGGGCAAGATGATGTAAATCTAGCTATTGATGTACTGAAGGGTGACAAAGATGCGATTGGAGAGCTACTGAAGAGAACAGGCGTAGATGCCCTCGAATTAGATGCTGAAGAAAGTAACTATGTGCCGAAGGATTATGGTCGGGACGAAAAGACTCTAGCACTGAAAGATGTGATTGATGAGATTAGCGCAGACCCAGAGTATGTACGTACACAGAAAGTAATAAGTAGCGATTGGGATGAGACTTCGTGGTCAGAGATGACACAAGACCCTACAATGGTGAAAGCATTGCATGTAGATGTGAGAGAAGGTACATATGATAAAGTACAGCCTATTGCAGCTAAACTTAAGGTATACGATGGTGGGCGTAAGTCTGACCTAGATTACTATAAGGAAGCAGCTGGGGTGTATTATGCTGGTGTCCAAGCTGAGCAACAACAGCAAGCACAGAAGCAGCAAGTGCAAGTGAAAACTAAGCAAGCTGCTGAAGTAGCTAGAGTAAAGAGTGAGACTACTAAGCGTAAAGCTGTAAAGGAGCAAGCTCCTAAGCGGAAAAGTGCTGCGCCTACGAAAGTCGGTTCAGGGGCAAAGACCTCCGCTGTTGACTACCTAGATGACTCTGATGAGGGGTTTGAAGAGTGGTATAAGACACTAGAGGATAAAATTTAAAAGGTTTAAATTATGTCATCAAATATTTATGGAAATGGTACTACAAGTGCAACTGCAGGTGCTAATACTATTATACACTACTATGACCGTGCTGGTATCAAAGCAGCAAACAGAGTAAACATCTACGGACAGTTCGTGTCTCGTAAGAATATGCCTTAACATAGAAGGGCCTATATTAAGTAATTAGTATAGCAAACCGTGTGAATTCAGGGAAACTCTTACCATTAAGTTGAAGACAATCCTGAGCCAAGACTTGCCAAAAGTCAAATATAATGTTACAATGCCTTATCTTATTTGTAAGTGGGGTATATGATGTTAAATGTTCTTAAATTTGAAGATGTGTTACGTGAGTCATTCTATTTGGATGATGACGATATTACGATCAGGAGAAAGATAGATGGGTACTATGGAAGGTATAAAAAGCATGATGTTGTTGAAGGTTATTACCAAAATACTCCATCAGGTAAGTATGAAATCATTCATATACCTAAAACTAGAACTTCTATCAAAAAGCATTGATTACTTACGCTACTTCGCGGAGAAACCATTAAACCTGATAGCGTTATTGATCATATTAATGGTGACACCCTTGATAATTCAAGGGAAAACATTAGAGTTACCACGCAGTACTATAATGGAAAGAACAAACGAAAGCATAAGAATAACACCTCAGGGTACACAGGAATTTCTTATAACAAGAAAGCCAGATTGTACTATGTACGGAAGTACATTAAAGGAGTTAGGTTGTACAAATCAGCCAAAACGCTTGATGAAGCCAAAGAACTACTTAAAGAGTTCGAAGCTATGTCATACGATGATGGGTACACACTACGACACGGCAAGTAAGGTGCAACGACTATCCCGAGAGGGAGTACACCATAAGCGATTGATGGTGGAAGCGCATGGCATCCATAATATGGATGATGATATAGTCTGCTCTGCATGGAAACATGTAGCAGTTACTTCGAGTAACGGGGAGTTTAGTAGCGTAAACTTTCGAACATACAGGACAAAAATGGGTAAAACGTTTAAGACTAGTAAGTTCATTCATATGTATGATAGAACACTTACAGATGCAGATTTCGCTGCTAAAGGTTACTTAACTGCTAGAACAGCTTCTTCAGTATCTACAGCATTAACTAATGCTACACTTGCAGAGGGTGCAGGAGCTGTAAATCAGCGTACTCTTACTAAGATTACTGTTGAGGCTACACTAGCTCGTTACGGTGAGATGATTGACTACTCTGATGAAGTAGAGTTATTCTCAGAAGATTACATCCAGACTCGTTACCGTGAAGAGCTTGGGGAGTTAGCAAATAGTCGTTACGAAGATCTAATCCAATTAGATATGCTTGGTACTACTACAACTATGTACTCTGGTGTTGCAACTAGTAAAGCTACAATCGGTACTGGTATTGCTACTGACGGTACAGGTGATGCTGCATGGAGAGTGTCTTATGACTTAATTCGTAAAGGTGTTCGTAAACTAGTTCGTAATAGAGCTAAGAAGAATACTCAACTAGTTAATGGTTCAACTAAGATTGGTACTACTCCAATTGCTAAAGCTTACTATGGTATCATCGATGCTGATGTTAAAGCTGACTTAGAGAACTTAACTCGTGGTTCTGCTTATGAGACTGAGTTTGTTTATGTTCCTGCTCACAAGTATGCTGGTGCATCTACACTTGCTGAAGGTGAAGTTGGTTCTATGCATGAAGTTAGATTCATTGAGTCTGAAGGTGCTGTTGTTTATGCTCAAGCTGGTGCTGCTGTTCCTGCTGGTTACGTAGGTAACTTAGCATATACTGGTACTATTGGTACTGATGCACAATTTGATGTTCGCGCTATCTTATTCCCTACTGAAGGTGCTTTTGCAACTGTAGGTCTTAAAGGTAAAGGTAAAATCAAGTTTAACGCTAAGTCTCCTAGTCAGGTAGAGAATGCTAACCCTTACGGAACTAATGGTTTCTTCTCATACAACTTCTGGTATGCTGGATTGATTTTAGAGGAAGAGCGTCTCTTAGCTATCTACACTGCTGCTAGCAAGTAGTACTAAGATTAACCCTGCATTAAGTTAATTGATGCTACAATGCTCCTATCTAACATGGTAGGAGCATTAAATGTTTAGAACAATAGAAGAATTCCCTCTATACGAAATCAACAACAAATTAGTTATAAGAAATAAAACAACAAAGCGTATAAAAAAACCACACAGAAATGGTGATACTGTTAGGCTATATATTGCTAACAGTCAAAAAGAGTGCAGCAGGAAAATAGAAAAGTTATTTAATGCTGCTTTCCCAGAACTAGTTTGCGGTAGTACACTTCCTGAATACCCCACATATAGGATACGAGAAAATGGTGATGTGTACTCATTACATCAATGTAGTGTTTTAAAGCCTGCAGTAGGCAAGGATGGCTATATGCAAGTATCTCTAAAGGACACTACAGGAAAGTATAAATCTGAATTAGTACACAGGTTGGTAGCAAAAGCTTTCCTTAAAGAACCTATAGTCATTGGAACTAGAATAACAGTTAACCACAAGGATGGTGTAAAAACTAATAACAGTAAAAATAATTTAGAATGGGTTACACATAGTGAAAATATATATCATGCTGTATCAACAGGGCTGTATAAAAGCAAAATGCGTGAATGTTTAATATCACTAGATAACACTGAATGGAAGGAGTTTAAGTCATTCGAAGACGCACGAAAGTACATAAGTACGCAAGTAGGTAAAAATGTAGTGTACTCACAAATACGAGACACTGCCCTAAAAAATTCAAAATACTCTACAAAGAATGGTGCACCTGTTGAGTATAACCCGTTCAGATGCCATGGGTATGCCGTAAAGTATAAATGCGATAACGATAGAGTTACATACAGTAAAAATATGGTATAATGCCATAGATGCTTTAGGTATAGTAGGTACTACTTCGGTAGTACCGTCTATGTCTAATTGACAGAACT